ATCCGCGCTAATACTGCTGATGAACTCAGCGTATTCCTTGAAGGCATTGGGGATTACTCAACCCAGATTGCTGCTACTGCTAAGTTGATTGCTGGTGCATATAACGTTGCCCCTTTATCGACGCCGTCTTCCACAACAAGCACAACGCCACCGCTCTCCTCACCTCCAACGCAGGTCTCGGAAGTATCAGGTACAGCGTCGCCAACGTGCAAGCACGGAGGACGTATTTTCCGTCAGGGAATCAGCAAAACAACAGGTAAGCCATATGCGTTCTGGGCTTGCCCAACACCGCAAGGCACACCCGATCAGTGCAAGCCAGTTAACTAGGAAACAATTATGAGTGGGCGTGGTCAAGTATCGGATTGGCTACGCTCATTCTTTTTAGATAAGGATTATCAATGCGTACACTTGTCCGCTCAGTTGGTCGCGCTAGTATCGGTGGAGAACCGCTACCTAGTTGCTTCAAAGCATTCGATTCCAACAAGATTATCCTACGTCGTTCCGAAGTTTCAATGTTCGCAGCAGCACCGGGAGTAGGTAAGTCTACCTTGGCACTGGCACTAGCACTTAAGATGAGAGTACCAACTCTCTACGTATCAGCAGATACAAACGCACACACAATGGCTATGCGATTAGCTTCTATGATATCTGGCAAGAACCAAGGTGATGTAGAAAGTTTATTGCAGAGTGATGTTGGTTGGACACGAGCAGTACTTGCTAAGTCTAGTCACATTGTCTGGTCGTTTGAATCAGCACCAACGCTACAAGATATTGATGAAGAAGTCCAAGCATTCGAAGAACTATGGGGTTGCCCACCAGTTCTGATTGTTGTAGATAACTTAATGGATGTTGCCACAGATGGTGGCGAAGAGTTCGCATCAATGCGTGCGATTATGAAAGAACTAAAGTATCTTGCTCGTGCTACAAACTCAGCAGTACTTGTACTACACCACACAAGTGAAGCAGTACCTGGAACACCGTGCCAACCGCGCAGTGCAATCCAAGGGAAGGTGGCTCAATTGCCAGCGTTAATTTGTACACTTGGTGTAGTTGGTACATCAATGGGTGTGGCTCCCGTAAAGAATCGTTACGGCAGAGCAGATGCAAATGGAACTTTAATGACGTGGATTGCTTTCAATCCAGAGTATATGTTTGTGGAGGACATTCCAGAAAATATATGATAGAACAATTAATTGATGAAGTACTAAAGTTAAATAATAAAGTTACAGAACTAGAGGCTAAGGTCGAAGCGTTGGCAGGTAAGCCTGACTGGCGTAAAGAAATTGCCGAGAAGATAGAAGAACACTTCGAGAAGATTGCTAGAGACTTAGACTAATGGCTAATCCTAATGGACGCAAAGGTTCACAGTTTGAGACAGATGTAATGAAGTGGCTGCGCACTATGGGTGCATTCGCTGAACGTCTGACTAAGGCTGGGGCTAAAGACGAGGGTGACATTGTCAGCATAATCGCAGGTCAGACCTATATTCTTGAGTTAAAGAACCGTAAGAAGATGGATCTTCCAGCGTTCTGGGATGAGGCTACAACAGAAGCCAAGAACTATGCGAAGGCTCGTGGGCTTGAAGAAGTACCACTAGCCTACGTCATAGTCAAGAGACGAAACGCAGGTATAGATAGAGCGTGGGTAGTTCAGGATTTACAACAATGGCTAGACGAAAAGAAATAACTAATGACCTCCCAAGTATCAGAGATGTCTTACTCCACTATGGTGCGAAGATTAGACAAGGACACGGGCAAGCAAATCTCAAGTGCCCATTCCACAGTGACACTCACCAATCAGGGAGTGCTAACCTTGACAACAACATCTTCATATGTTTTGCCTGTGGAGTACAAGGAAATAGTTTACAGATTATTGCAAGCCAAGAAAGAGTAGACATACGTGAAGCAAAGAGAATCGCAGAAAGAATTACTGGAAAAAGCTACGAGGAAGTACGCGGAAAGAATTTATCTGGCAGAGGATTACCTAAGAAGTCGTGGAATAACAATGGAAGCGGCACGGCTGGCGCGATTAGGCGTAGTAGAGGAGCCTGAGGTTGGACACGAAACATTTACAGGACGTCTTTCTATACCGTATATCACGAAGACTGGCGTTGTCGATATACGTTTCCGCTCACTTAACCCTGCTGTTGAACCGAAGTATATGGGTATGGTTGGTAGCGACACTAAGCTTTATAACGTACTTGATATTGAACGCGCTGGTGATTCCATTGGAATCTGTGAGGGAGAGATTGACACACTTACTATGTCTGCTATGGTGGGAATTGCCTGCGTTGGCGTTCCTGGAGCAAACTCTTGGAAGAAACACTATACGAGATTGCTTGCAGATTTCGAAAGAGTCTTCGTCTTCGCAGATGGAGACCAGCCAGGAAAAGAATTCGCAGTCTCCCTCTCTCGTGAACTCCCAGTCACGATCATACAATGCCCTGACGGAGCAGATGTTAACTCAATATTTGTACAAGACGGCGCGGATTTCTTCCGACAGAAAGTGGAAGCCTAATGTCTAGAATTAATATACCTCCTTGTCCTGAATGTGGTGAGCACTTCGAGAATGTATTCGATGCAACAGACCACTTGCTTGAAGATGGAGATGAGTTTGACCCAGCACTAATTCTTCCCAATGGCTACCGCCTAATGATTGGTTCACTGTTGCGTTGTATATATAAGTACGCAGACAATTCAGAACAAATCAAAGACATTACACAATCAACCTATATGACCCTATTCGCAGCAGAGATTCGACCAGAAGTTATTGGTCGGATGGTTGAGGATATGGTTGTTGCTTCGCAGATGATGGACATAGATGACGACCTCAAGAAGTTACTCGAAACTGGAGAATGAAGAAATATGGCAGATTATCCAACACCTAACAGACAATGGCTACAAGATTACGTCAGTCGAAAAGAGTCAAGACTCGCTGCAGATAATGCTAACCGTACCTTTACTGACTTCGAAGATAAAGTACGCATAACATACGATGAACTAATGTCCTTGCTTTTGAAGAAGCATAAAGATTACGGGAGCAGAAATATTGCCGACGCTCCCGGCGGTGCTATCAATGGATTGCGTGTGCGAATGCACGATAAGTTGGCGCGTATAAATAATCTATACGATAAGAATCAATCGCCAGAGAATGAATCCCTTGAGGACTCCTTCAAGGATATGGCAAACTACGCAATCATAGGATTGCTAGTTCTTAGAGGAGAATGGGATAAGTAATGAAGGTAATTGTTTGCGTTTCAGATCTTCAAGTACCGTATCACGACGCTAAGGCTGTGTCTGTATTGACACGCTTTATCAAACAATATAAACCAGACGAAGTAATATCGGTTGGTGATGAGATGGATATGCAAACAATATCAAAGTGGGCAAAGTCCACACCACTTGAGTATGAGAAGTCTATTGCTAAAGATAGAGATATGACTGTGCGTATTCTTGAGGGCTTAAAGATTAAGCATATGATTCGTTCTAATCATACTGATAGATTATATAATACAGTTATGATGAGAGCACCCGGACTTATGGGTTTGCCTGAATTAGAACTCAAGAACTTTCTTAAGTTAGATGATCTCGGTATCACATACCACGAGAAGCCATACGAACTAGCACCTAACTGGTTGCTGCTTCACGGTGATGAAGGTAACGTTCAACCTACTGCTGGTGCTACCGCACTTGGTTTAGCTAAGCGTGCTGGTATGTCTGTTGTCTGTGGTCACACGCACCGTATGGGTCTTACTCATTACACTCAGTCATACTTTGGTGGTAATCCTAAGACTGTATGGGGATTAGAAGTTGGTTGCTTAATGGACTTCAAGTTCGCTAAGTATATCAAGGGCGGGTTGTTTACTTGGCACAAGGGATTTGGTGTGCTTTATGTGGACGGCAACAAAGTTATGCCACACCTTGTGCCAGTAAATATGGACGGCTCGTTTGTATTTGATGGTAAAGTGTGGAAGTAATATGGACTGGGAAAGAATAGAACGCTGGGAATATGTAGTCGTTGCGGTAGCAACTGAGTATCGCAAGAAGTATTCTATGTGTGAACTTGAGGATATCAAGCAGGCGTTGTATCAGTGGTTTGTTGAACACCCAAACAAGTTAGATACTTGGGAAGCAATCGGCGAGAAAGACGCAAAGAATTTAATCTATCGTTCGTTGCGTAATGAAGCGTTGGATTATTGTCAGAAATGGAAAGCCAAGTCTTTGGGCTATGAAGTTTCGGATTTGTATTATTATGAACCAGATATGGTAGAAGCGCTGTTACCTTCTGTGTTGATGGGTAACTTTCATAATGCGCATAAGTTAAATCTCGGCAGAGTTGGCAGACCATCTGCTCCTGCGGAGGGTGGTAATATTCAGGTGATGTTACTTGAAGTAGACTCTGCGTATTGGAAACTTTCCAAGGAGGATAGAAAGATTATCTTTCACAGACACGCAGAATCTTTAGACTTCAAGGAGATAGCAAACTTCCTATCTCTAGGGACGGAAGACGCAGCACGTATGCGTCACAAGCGTGCAGTCAAGCGTCTCATAAATAAGCTGGGTGGTTATAAACCATACAATGATGAAGACTCCGAAGAGAAAACATCAGAAGAAAGTGTAGAGCACGAAGAATAAACCTCGTGCTCACGCACTTATTCATCAAAGATATACTCGTTATCTGCGTCTCCCATTATAGAGTCTAGCAATTCATCTTCGCTAAACAATTCTGGGTAGTGCGGAAATAAGTTTCTACCTTGTGTTGTCGGCAAGTAACCCACGACTTTACTGATCCTTGCCTTATCTTCGAACTGGGTTGTAGCAGGTAAGTCATCTCTGTCTTCCCACTTTATATCTAGTACATCTAGGTTGAATTCCCAAATGCCCTGAGGGGTTGAGCATATGTATAAGGGAATCATACCCATTACATCAGCCCAGTTCTTTAGTCTATCATACTTTAGTTTCTCTATCATTAGTTCGTCGTAGTGTGACTGACGACACTTGAGTTCGACATAGAATCCGTACTCGTCAGAGATACAATCGTATGATGAATACTTG